ATATTGCTCGGATAACCTTTTCAGGAATGATAAATCCCTCTCTTGATTTTGAGTGATCCTTTCAACCTTAATGTCCTCAATATCTCCGACAAGAGTTAATTCGTGCTTTCTTGCGATTTCATTTGCGATTTGTTTTAAGGTTTTATTTTCGTATCCGACAGAATTTGGCTGACGGAATGCTTTTTTAATCCCTGTCGCAAGTGCTTTTACAATTAAGGTGTCAGGTGGGGAATTATATTCAATCTCATCAATTTCAAATATTCCGCAATTTAATAATTTTGATCCGACATAACCGATATACAAACGCAGAGCATCACCTTTAGATGGAATCCAAGCACCATTCCATAAGCCCTCTGCATCTTCAAAGGTAATTGTTATTTCATCACTTTGTCCCTGTTCGTAGTCGGAATATTCAATCGTTACGACATAATCCGAAACGTCTTCTGTGATGTTTTTATGGTTATATTCTAATTTAAAAATTGGTGTTAGCATTTATTCTTTCCATGGGGGTAATGTAAATTTGATAGTCTCTGAATCTTCCAAGACAGGAATTCTTAAATGTATTCCTGAATCTAAAATTGGGGTGATAGGCACATCGGGATTAGCTTTTATAATTGGCTCATATTTTGAGGGATTTTTATAAAACTTATTAGCGATTAAATCCCACCTGTCTCCGTCTTTTGTAATGTATGAATAATATTCCGTCATTCTTTTTTCTTTAATCCTTGTTGTTCTTCTTCGTCTTCAGGTATTTTCCCTGCGTATTCCTTTAGTTGAAGTTCAACCTGAATCGCAATTAAATCACCTTCAGGACTTGTTTGTTCTGTTGTTTTTTGTATTTGTGAGATAACGAATGCTCCGACATATTCGCCATTCCCTTTTATGAATTTGAGCGGTTTTCCAAGTTTGGCTTCCGTTCTTATTTTTAAGATTTCCTCTTCCGGCACACAAAAAGATGAATGTAGATTTAATTTAATTGTGAATTCTTGCAAGTTCTCGCCCAAGAACTGTAAGAGTGTTTTGTTATTGATTCGCTCGTGTTCAGCGTAATTGTAAGTTATGGTGTCATTGATTCCGTCAAAGTATGTTATTAAATCGAATTGAATATCGCCAAGTTGTGCAAACATCAGTAAGCCAACCTCTCTTTTCGTTCAAATTCTCTTTTTAGAATTGCCACAACCTCGTCTTTGTGCCTTTTTAGAAGTTGTGAGAATTCATCCTTTGAAGTGCCTGACGGCATTGATATTGTCGGGGAATAATGAACTACAAATGATGCACCTACACCGCTTGCCATTCTTCCAATATTTCCCCGGATTCCTCCAATCATAAGACCTAAATTTTTATTCATTGCGTTTATTAGCGGTGCAGGTTTCATTGTTGAAACAATAGTTTCAATAATTTTTAATTTATTCAGATCTTTGAGTGGGCCGGTCTTGGCAGGTGAATGTGGAAGATGATCACGAATAACTTGAGCGTGTTTTCCAATAGCCTCTTTGGTTTTTCCGAGTTTTGAGAGGATTCCGTTTGCAAGCATATCGCCGATTTTTTTACCAAACTCAAACACTTTCGTTATGAGTTCAACAATTTTTACGATAATATTTGCGATGGCTTTTCCGACTTTTACACCCATTGCTTCGGCTTTACCTCCTGTGTCCTCAACAGGCTTGATGAGTTTCTTAAACCAATCAATAAGTGCTTTTACAGGCTGTAATAAAGGACTTATTGCTTCCCCAATTCTTTTAAATAAAGGCATCAATGGTTGCATACCTTCTTTTAATCCCTGCCATACACCTTTAAAGAATGCAGTAATCGGTTTCCAATACTTGTAAATTACAAATACGACTGCACCAATTGCAAGAGCAATCCAACCAATCGGTGAGGTTAAAAGAGTGACCGTAAATGCTCTGAATGCCATAATTGCTTTTCCGATCATAGACGGAATACCAAGAAAACCGTTTTTGAACGCAATTAAACCTCTTGTAAAATTAGCAGGAATTGCCCTGATTGAAGTAACTGTCCAATCTTTAAGTGCAACACCTGACTTTGATATATTTGCAGGCAGTTCCTTAAAGCCTTTAATAATGCCCTCTTTTAAGTTTTTATCTATACGGCGAATGTCCGCAATTAAACCGTTTCCGAATGAAAAGTTTTTCATATCTAAGCCAAGCGGATTACCTGATGCCATAATCTTTCTGCCAAAAGTAAGGTTGTGAGCAGTAGTGTTTAACCCTAAAAATTCAAGTAATTTAATTGAGTTTTTCATTAAGACAGGAGTTAAATCTCGTGCATATCCTAAAAATTCACCATATCCTTTAACAAGTTTTCCCACAAGCATCGTGGCTGTTCCTAAAGTTGTGAGAACTAATCCGAGTCCAATAGTTCCGATAATTGCAGAGAAGATTCCTTTTTGGAGAATCGGATGTTTGTTTATCTTTGTTAGCAGTTCGTTTATTTTTTCAATAGGTTTGTGCAAATGAGGGAACACCAACTCTTTCATATTGATTTTTAAGAGTTTGAACTGCTCGGATGTTGTTTCCATCATGTGATTAAAGTCCTCATCCATAATGCCGTCTGCACCAAGAGCTGATGCTTTAATTCTTCGATATTCATCGAGATTCTGCATCATAGGTTTTAAGAAATTCAAGTCTGTTTTATTCCTGAATATTTCTGAAACCTTAAATACATCACCGCCGGTTAAACGGTTAATTAAAACGACCATTTCTTCAATCGGATCTTTATTTTCTGAAATAACTTGATTTAAGAATGCCGGAAGATTTACACCGTACAATTCCTTAAATCTGTTAACCGCCATAGGTGAAGTTATTGCTTGCAAGAAACTTTCAAAGTTTGTTGCCGCTTCGGGAGCAGATCCTGCACCCTTCATTGCAACTTGAAGTGCCGCACCTAATTCAGCAACAGCCGGCACACCTCTCATACCGAGCATACTCGCTCCTGCGGTCAAACTTGGGAATGCGGCAGACATATCTTTTAATTCAAATCTGCCCTCTTTACCTGCTTGAGCAAGCATATCCATAGTTTTTGCGAGATCATTTACATCAACCTTTAAGTTATCAGTAACTGAAAAGGCTGTCTTTGAAATATCTACGATTTCTGCTTGTGCCGCCGTTGCTGTTCGACCAATTACATTCATATAGTCAAGTGCCGCTGTCGGATCAATACCTGACGCTACAAGAACATTTAAACCCTCTGCAATTTCACCACGACTTTGGTTTGTAAATCTTGAAATTGAGCCAAGTCGCTCATCCATTTCTTTTAATTGTTCGCCTGTTAATTGACCGACATTCCCCAATTCTCTTAATTGATGTTCCAACGCAATGGCTTCCGGGATCGCTTCCGTTATTCCGAGTTTATATGCAAGACCAGTTCCAACCGCAGTTAAACCTGCACCAATCTTTGTCATATTCTGACCGAGCTTATCCAAGCGTTCTGAGGTTTGATTTATTTTCCTTTGAAGTTTATCAAACTCCGTTTCAGACTTTGAAACCGCATCACGAATAACCCTCGACATTTTGTCGATGGCTACAAGAGTTAATGATACTTTCATCATAGTGTCGAGCATTGTTCCTCTAATTCCTGATTTTGATTATTCGTGTACTTAATAGCCTCTTTGCACCAATATGCGATTTGAGGAATGGACATTTTCCCGATCTCGGAATACTGCCAACCTGTTATTTTGCACAGATGAATTATTGATTGAGAATCAGGCAAAACATCTATGCAATTTCTTGTTCGAGAGGTTTTTGAGTTTCTTCCTTTACCTCTGTGGCTTTCGCCTCCGTAAACTTTCCCGATATTTCTGCCTGAAGAGCGATTACATCTTCCAAGTCAAGTTCTAATATATCTTCGTAAACCAACTTCTGACCGTCAATTTCAGCAAGTTCAGCAATAAGAGCATAAGGAATCTCTTCAGATGTCTTTGCTTTTTGTTGTGCTTGCAGGAGGTCAAATCCTCTTCCTTTTTTCAATGTTGCAATTTTTCCTGATGGTAAAGTAATTTTTTTTGTCATTTTTTTATCTCCTCTTAAATTTTTGTATTCAAGTTTGGTTTTTATGTTGTTCAAAAAGTGTTCAACAGGCTCGTAATTAAATTTTTATGGTCGGGGGAATATAAAGTTACCATGTAGATATTTTTAAGAGCCTTTAAAACGATTCTATGAGTTTTAAGGTTTCATATCTTTTTCGAGTTGTAATATCAATCGGGGTGTATGGCGTTCCACAAGCAATTAAAGCTAATGCTAATGCCCAAAATCGGTCTGCGTGTCCGTTTACTTCAGAGGTCTCTGCATCAAAACGAATATTGCCGGCTTTGGTAGTAATCTTTTGAATTGAGTGCAAATCTTCTCGGATATCGTGTTCCGCAGGAATGACCACTTGCTTATCTTCAAAGTTGGTGCGGAGGTTGTATGCCATTTCCTCTTTGGATTTATTTGTAAACATAACCGCTTCCACACGATATTGCCCAAAATCTCTGACTGCTTGCTCTGCTAATTGCATACCGATTCCTGTACTATCAATACAACACCTTCTTAATTTCGGATGTTTCAGAATTTCTGAAATTATCTCGTATTGGATATGGAACGGAGTCTTTTCAAGAACTTTAACTTTTCTTGTGTATTTATTGTTTTCAAACCTTTCAATACACCATATAACCGTTAAGTCTTTTCTTCTTCCGATGTCTATTCCGACATATAAATCGCCTTTTATTTCATCAAGCGATTTTAGAACATCGGTTGATTCACAAGTTGAAATCAAATCGTAAGGTAGGAATGCACAAGCCTCGTCAATTGCAATACAACAGTATTCTTGAAACCAAGTATAATCATCAAAACAATCTCTGCATTGTTCATCTAACCATGCCTGCCTTTCCTCTTGAGTCGTTACTCTTCCGTAGATTTTATCAACCAATCCTTCATCAACTGCAAGTTGGATCGGGACTTTGTGATGACTCCAATTTAATTTTCCTTTTAGGACTTGATCGATGAATTTATAATATAAGCAATTCTGCCCGTTGTGCGTTGAGAGTATGCGGAGCGGATAACCCCATGTAATACATGGTCGTGCCGCTTTCCATAACTCCATAGGTGATTTGTGAAAGGCGAATTCATCAAGTACAACTTTTCCACCCTTTGAACGGAATCCTTTAGGGTTTGAAGAAAGTGCGTGAATTTTTGTACCATTATTGAATTCAATTACAAATGCCTTTATATCTTTATCGTTGTCGATTATGACTTCACCTAATGACTTTGCCGCTACATTGAAAAGTTTTGTCCATTGTTCGCAATAATCAATGTATTCTCGTGCGGCAGATTCATCCGCAGAAGAAAACCAAACGGCAGGAACTCGCTTATAAACACAGTCCCTTACATCTTCATAACTTTGTACATATGTCGCTCCTATTCTTCGGGATTTTTCCCAAATTTTTACTTTTGATTTATCGTTCAGCCATCTCAATTGGTATGGCAGAAAAAATGATTTATAGTTGTTCTTCATCTTCAGTTTCTGTTTCAGGTGGAATTCCTAAAATTTCCTGTTCAATTTTTGCAATTACATCAGGGGTTAAACCTTTTTGTTCAGGTTTTTTAGGTTTGTAAACTATATCTTCATAGGCTTTTGCTTTATCGAATGATGCAATTAATTTATTAAAAGTGTACATTCTGCTTGCATCGACTTTATTACCTGCATCAATGTCGGCAATAATATCGTTCAATAATTTTTGTGCAAATTTATACATTTTTTCATGTATAGTCATTCTTGCTTTATGAAGTTCTAATTTTTTGCGATCCCAATCCCCTGACTCTTTCCAAAGCATAACGGTCTTTCTGCATAAGTTTAATTCTCGTGCAATAGTTTCAACCGTTTTTAATTGATTAACATAAAGGTTTTCTGCCTCGTTAAAAAGATATTTCTTATTAGTCAAGTTCAGCCTCCAAATTTTTTATTTTTTGTGAAACTTCAACTATTTCGGCTTTGACATCATTTAATAATTTCATTGATGACAAAGCCTTTTCTGTATCAAGTTTTGATACATCCTCATAGGGATTTAGTAATGAACGAATAATAAGAACATAGCCGGAAGCTTGTGTTCTTAATTCGCCATACTGTTTTTTAGATTCTGCGAGCATTCCTTTAAGTTGTAATCTTTCAGGATTCATTAATTAACCTCCTTTTTCAAAAGAGGACACCACAAATTGTTATCGATCTTACTTTCAATTCGTGAAAGCAATGCCGCATGGTATTGGTTTGTTTCAAGTAAGTCTTTTAAGATTTCAAAGTTATTCTGAATAATCTTTTCAAAAGCCTTAACTTGTGCTTGGTGATAAATGTACCAAATAGCGAAAATAAGAGCAGGGAAGCCGACATTTTCAACGAATGGTGATAGTTGTTCAAATATATCCATAAATACTCCTTTGCTGTTGTAGAAAGAAAAGGGGTTGAAAGCGTTTCCGCAAATCAACCTATACAAATTAATTAAGGGGTTATGCTCACAGTTTAGCTTTATATAGAGAGCATTTTCAAATGACAATGTCATAAAAAAAATTATGAAAAAGTCATTTGAAAACCGTCTGAAACACCGATTATAGTGTGTTTATAGAGAAAGTTTTGTATTACTTAAATTTAAAAGAAGGTTATCGAATGAAGTATTTTGAAGTTTTCAAAGCCGGCGTTTATCCGCAAGGCAAATTTACAAAAAAGCAAATTGCAGAAATTGCATCAAATTATGATCCAAAGTTCTGCGAAGCTCCGATTACTATCGACCATCAACAGTCCGGCCCTGCATACGGATGGGTTGAAGATGTAAAAGCAGAGAATGACAAGTTAAAGGTATGTTTTAAAGATGTGCCGGAAGAATTTGAAAAAGAAGTTAACGCAGGGAAATATAAGAAAGTTTCCGTTGAGTTATACAGAAATCTTGAAGGCAAAGGTGCATATTTAAAAGCAGTTTCATTTTTAGGTGCGGCAATTCCTCAAGTTAAAGGATTGGAAGCTATTAAATTTATGGAAGCTGAATCAGACACCTACGAATTTGAATCAGATGATACTGAAGATGATGCAGATAAATTCTCACAAGAAGATATCGATGCATTGAAAAAACAAATTGATGATTTGGAAGATCAAGTGGCTAAATTTAAACAAAAAGACGAAACTCGTCAGCAGAAACTTGAAACAATCAAATCATTAAAAGATAAAATCAATGCTTTAACTTCTGAAGTTGCATCATTTAAAGAAAAAGCAGAGGGTAAAGATAAAATTGAACAAGAGTTGAACGAGATTAAAACATCTCTAAAAAATAAAGAGTTCAACGAATTTATTGATGCTCAAATAACAAAGGGAATTCTTGTTCCTGCAAACAAAGACATTGTCCTTTCTGTATTACAGGAATTAGATAATGTGAAAAAGTTTGGCGAAGATTCACCAGTCATTGATGGCTTTAAATCTTTTATTGAATCTCTGCCAAACCAAATCACATACCAAGAACTTGCTACAAAAGAAAAGCAAGCAGACACCGAAAAAGAAACTGAAAAATTTGCAAACGCAGATGAGGACAGTTTGGAAATTTTCAAAGAGGCAAAAGCACTTGCCGCTAAAGAACAGATCTCATTCAGAGATGCATTACTAAAGTTAAATATTTAAGGAGATCAAATGGGAAGACTTGAAGATTTACGCATAAATGCGTACCTTTCAGAAGTTGCTCGTGGTTACAGAAACAATGCTTTTGTCGCAGATGTCTTATTCCCGACCATCTATTCTGAAAAAGAGAAAATTGATATTTTTCAATTTAACAAAGAAGCGTTCAATATCTACGATACTGAAAGAGCTATTCGTGCAAATTCAAATGTTATTTCACCGCAGGGTTTTTCAAAACATACTGCAACATTGACAGAACACGACCTTTCATATCCTATCGATTACAGAGAAGAACAGGAAGCTGAAAAAGTTAAATTACAATTACACGCAACTAATGTTGTAACCAACGGATTACAATTAAAACACGAAAAAGAATGTGCGGATTTGGTTCAAAATCCTAACAACTATGCAAGCACTAATAAAATTATTTTATCAGGGAAATCTTGTTTTAATTGGGGAATATCAGATCCTGTTGGTGTGGTTGAACAAGCAAAAAATGCTGTTTCATCTAAAATTGCACAAGATCCGAATACAATGGTTATCGGTCAAGATGCTTGGGTTTCACTAAAAAAACACCCTCAATTAAAAGGTTTAATTTCAAATAACCTCAACAAATTAGTTTCATTGGAACTATTAAAAGAGATATTTGAAGTTGAGAACATTGTAATTGGTAAATCAATATTCGCTGATGCAAACGGTAATTTCACTCGTATTTGGCAAGATAATATTATCTTGGCTTATGTGCCAAATTTAGGTGCATCAAGAACTGAATACGATCCGTCTTTTGCTTATACCGTAAGGAAGAAAGATGCTCTAAATATTGATGAATACAACAAAGAAGGCAACAAAGTTAAATATATCAGAGCAACTGATATTTATACACCGTTCTTAGTTGGAGCAGAAGCAGGATACTTGATTTCAGGAGTAAACGATCCTAATTACGACAGAAACGAAGATTTAAAACTCCAATCAACTGTTTATACAAAGAGTGCGGAGGAATCTAATGGCTAAATACAAAGTTAAAAACACAACCATTTTACACGATGGAGTATCAAGAGGTGAAGGCTCAATTATTGAATTAACAGATTTACAAGCCAAAAAACTTGAAGGATTTGTTGAACTCGTAAAAGAAAAAGCACCTGCAAAACAAACAGAAAATAAAACAAAAACTAAAACTGAAACCAAAAAACCTGAAGTAAAAACTGAAGGTGACGGTCAAAACGGAGGTGAATCTAATGGCAAATAAATTATACCAACCTTTATTGATTGAATCCGTAAAAGCGACTGCTGATATAGAACAACACAGATTTATCGGTTTTGATGGTGCTTATTGCACAGCCGGTGCAAAGGCTCTCGGTGTTTCTGATGTTTCTATTGAAAACGGTCAGTATGCACCAATTGCTGTTTTAGGAACTCTGCTTGTTGAATCAGCCGGCACAATAAATGTCGGTGATCCTGTGGCATCAGATTCAAACGGCAAAGCAGTCAAAGCAACAGGCGATGCATTAATTAACGGTTACGCTCAAGATTCAGTAACTGAAGGTCAAGAAGTAAGAGTTTTGAGAGGAATTTAGTTCATGGATTATTGCACGATCGAGGACATTGATACACACATCTCTACCCCTACCCTTATACAGCTGACTAATGATGATGGTGGAGAGACAGTCGATCGTGAAGTGGCAACAGAAGCCATTGTCTATTCTTCTGCTATCATCGATGGGTATCTGCGTGGCAGATATACTCTGCCGTTGGATACCCATTTCCCTTTACTTCGCATCTTGGGAATCGATTTAAGTGTTTATCGTTTGTATGCAAGACGAATGGCTGATGAAATGCCTGAAGTCATAGAAAACGCATACAAAAATGCAATTGCTACTTTAAGGGATATTCAGAAAGGAATTATATCCCTGCAAGCAGAAAACGACTTACTTGAAACATCAAGTTTCAATCCTGACGAGTACAGAACTAATAAAAACCTCCTCGATAAATTATTCGGAAAGCAGAGATTAAGTGAATATTAGAAATGTTGAAAACGCTATTATTGAACGACTCCAAACATCATTCCCTGAAATATTGGTTGATGGCTTCCCGGATAAACCGAGCGAATTTATTTTATTACACCCCATAGGAGCATTACTTGTTCATTATCAAGGAAGCAATTACACCACAACACAGGCTCTCGGATTTGTAACTCAAGTAAATCAAAAAGAATTCTCAATAACTATCGTTACAAGAAATCTGCGGAACAATAACGGAGCTTATGAATACCTCGACAAAGTTAAAGCCGAATTAAGCGGATTTCAAATTGATGAATGTACATCTCTAATCCCCACAAAAGATTTTTTCATTTCCGAAAACAAAGGAATTTGGCAGTACGGAATTAATTTCACCCTAAAAACTCAAAATATACAAACAATATAAACCCCATAGGAGGATAAAATATGCCTGCAAGTTTTCTACATGGTGTAGAGACAATTGAAATCACCAAAGGTGCAAGAACTATTCAGACCGTTAAAACGGCGGTCATTGGTATTATAGGAACTGCTCCGATTGATGAAGTCGAAGAACAATATAGAACTATTAACGAACCGACTTTAATTCTTAATGAAACAGAAGCATTGAGATATTTTGGAAAATCAAAAGCCGGATTCACAATTCCCGATGCACTTGATGCAATGTTTGATCAGGGAGCAGGAATTGCGATCGTAATAAATGTGTTTAACCCTGCAAAACACGAGACAGTTGCTGATGTAAAAATGTCAGACATCATTGGCGGTGTTGATGCCGTAACTGGTAAAAGAACAGGATTAAAAGCATTTGAAGATTGTTATTCCTTATTCGGTTATTACCCTAAAACCTTAATTGCTCCTGTTTATTGTGAAAACACAGCAATTGTTTCTGAAATGAATGTTATCTGTAATAAAATCAGAGCGATTGGAATTGTTGATGCACCAGTCGGCACAACAGTTCAGGAAGCAATAACAGGAAGAGGTTCGCAAGGAACGATAAACTTTAATACCTCTTCAGAACGCATTATTCTTTGTTATCCGCATTTAAAAGTTTATGATACTGAAACTGATACAATTAAACTGCAACCTTATTCTCAAAGACTCGCAGGAGTAATTGCCGCTAAAGACATTGAAAAAGGTTATCATTGGTCTCCTTCAAACACAGAAATAAAAGGAATTGTCGGTGTTGAAAAACAATTAACATCAATGATTAATGATCCGACTTCTGAAGTAAACACTCTGAACGAAGCCGGAATTGTAACTGTGTTTAATTCCTTTGGTACGGGATTCAGAACTTGGGGAAACAGATCAGCGGCATTTCCGTCATCGACTCTTCCGACTAATTTCATAAATGTCAGAAGAACCGCTGATATCCTGCACGAGTCTGTTGAATATTCAATGTTGCAATTCATTGATTACCCGATAGACAACGGTTTAATCGATTCTATTTGTGAAACGGTTAATCAGTTTATAAGAACCTTAATCGGTAGAGGTGCATTGATTGATGGCAAATGTACCTTTAACCAAGATAAAAACCCAACAACGGAACTCGCTAACGGTCATCTGCTCTTCGATATCGAATTTATGCCTCCGACTCCTGCCGAACGCATTACTTTTGAATCGTTTATAGATATCGAATTGTTGAAATCGTTAGGAGCTTCTTAATGTATGCCATTGTTAATGACGAGGACAAATTAGAAGTTCACACAGATGAAAACGATAGTTGTTTCAATTGTAGAAACATATATAAATGTCCTCTAATCCAAGCCATCAGTAAGGAATATGTGATACTGCATTATTCCGAAATAGAAATCACAAAATGTGGTCTTTTCAAAAAGTAATTACTTAACCCCAAAGGATATATTATGTCAAAGATTGAGATTAACAAATTAACTAATGCCAACATTTATTTGGATGGTGTAAATCTGCTCGGTCGTGCAGAAGAAGTTCAACTACCGCAAATAAAACACAAAATGGCTGAACACAAAGCTCTCGGTATGGTTGGCTCGGCAGAATTTTTTGCCGGCATAGATAAAATGGAATGCAAGATTAAGTGGAATGCACTATATCCTGCCGTTTTGAGGACTTGTTCAAATCCGTTTACTGCCGCAATGATTCAGGTCAGAGCATCTCTTGAAACTTATAACGGAGCCGGAAGAATATCCGAAGTCCCTGCAACAGCATTTATAATCGGAACTTTTAAGGAATTTCCTCTCGGCAATATTAAACCTCAAGAAAATGCAGAATATGAAACAACCATGTCTGTTACATATGCGAAATTAATTGTTGATAAACAAGAGGTATTTGAAATAGATGTCCTGCAAAACATCTACAAAGTAAGTTCAATTGATGTTCTATCCAAGTTCAGAAAAAATATAGGTGCATAGTGGAAGATTCCGTTCTTAAACAAAAAGGTATAAAAAAAGGGATTACGGAGGAAATTGCCACTCGCAAACGTGCGTTGAATTTTTATTCATTGGCAAATATCCTCCCCGATCCAGATATTGTCTTAAAAAAGCAGGGTAAAGATATCCGAATTTATAAGGAATTACTCTGTGATCCGCACGTCTTTGCGTGTACTCAATCACGCAAAGCCGGTGTTTTATCTATGGATTGGGAAATAAACAGAGGTCTTGATAAGGATCAAAATGCAGAGGAGATTGAAAAACTATTAAAAAGATTAGATTTGCAAAAAGTCATTTCTGATATTTTGGATGCTACACAGTTCGGCTTTCAACCTCTTGAAATTATATGGAAGAAAGATAAATCAGGTCATATAATGCCTGATAAAGTTATTGCAAAACCGCCCGAATGGTTTTGTTTTGATGATGACAATAATCTCAAATTCAGAACCAAAGAGAATTATTACGGCGAGGTTGTTCCTGCAAAAAAATTCCTGCTTGCACAGAATAATCCCTCATATAATAACCCATACGGTGAACGCACCCTTTCTCGTGTATTTTGGAATGTAACCTTTAAAAAAGGCGGATTAAAATTTTGGGTGGTATTCACAGAAAAATATGGAATGCCTCACCTTATAGGTAAACACCCAAGAGGCTCAACAAAAGAGGAAACAAACTCTCTTGCTGATATGCTTGAAGATATGGTGCAAGATGCGATTGCGGTTATTCCTGACGATTCATCTATTGAAATTCAGGAAGCAAGCAAATCATCATCTGCCGAGATTTATGAAAAGCTGATTGATAAAATGAATACCGAGATATCTAAAGCAATTCTCGGTCAGACATTAACAACGGAAATCGGATCAACGGGAAGTTATGCCGCATCAAATACGCATATGCAAGTCCGTCAGGATATTGTTGATTCAGATAAAAAACTTGTTGAAGGTGTTATAAATCAACTGATTCAATGGATTTATGAAATTAATTTTGCAAATGCTGAAGTTCCTGTTTTTGAATTATATGAGCCTGAAAATGTGGATTTAAATTTGGCTCAAAGAGATAAAATCCTTTCTGACACAGGAGTTAAATTTACAAAAGAGTATTTCATAAAAAATTATGGTCTTGAAGAGGAGGATTTTGATATTAGGGAAGACATTATCCCTGCAAGTCCTAACTTTAAAGAATTTAAGGAAGAGGAAGAAAAACTTGTTCCCGGACAGGCTCAAATCGAGAATTTATTTAAATTCATAACTGAAGGTGATTTGAATAAACAAGCTCAAAGTATGCTCTCACCTTTAATAAAACTCTTTGAATCTTGCGAAAATTACGAGGAAGCATTTGAATTGCTGACAGATAAAAATCTGCGAAGCAAACAGTTTGAACAAACGATACAAAAGGCTTTATTCCTGTGTGAGTTACAGGGTAGAGCAGATGGACTTGATGAGGATTAATATGGCATCCATTTCCCCTGAAGAGTATGCTATGAAACGCAACTTTCTA